TACGAATGGGCCGCGGCCATCGCGGGAGTGGTGGCCGGCGCGGCCCAGGCCGATCCCGGCCGGCCCTTCCAAACCCTCGAGCTCAAGGGGGTCCTGGGCCCGGAGACCGCCGACGATTGGACCGTGGCCGAGCGCAACCTGCTCCTGCTCGGCGGAGTGGCCACGTACAAGATCGACGGGGGCGGGGCGGTGCGCATCGAGCGCCTGGTTTCGACGTGGAGCGAGAATCCCCAGGGGGGTCCGGATACGACCTTCCGGGACATCAACACCCCGCTAACCCTGGGGTACCTGCGTTTCGACCTGCGCGCCCAGATGCTCGCCAGCTATCCCCGCCACAAGCTGGGCAACGACGGCACCCGATACGGTGCCGGCCAGCCCGTGGTCACCCCGCGCGAGATCGAGGCCAAGGTGGTGGCGATCGCCCAGGGGTGGGCCGAGCTCGCCCTCATCGAGGACCTTGACACCTTCGCCGCCAACCTGGTGGTGGAGCGCAACGCGACCGACCCCAACCGCCTGGACCTGCTCCTGCCCCCGGACATCATCAACCAGTTCCGGGTGGGCGCGGCCTCCATCCAATTCCTGCTCTAGGAGGGCACGACCATGAACGGACCCGTAGGGGGAACCATCTTCCTCAAGGCCAACGGGGCGCGCCTCCAGGCCAAGGGGAATTTCCAGTATCGCCGCCCCTCGGTGGTGCGCGAGACCGTGATCGGCGCGGACGGCCCGCACGGTTACAAGATCCAGCACCAGGCCGGCCGCATTGAGGGGGAGATCACCTTGGACGGCTCCCTCACCCTCGCCCAGCTCCAGGCCCAAACCGATGTGACCATCTCCCTGGAGACGGCCCGCGGGGACGTGCTCACCCTCACCGGTGCGTACTTCGTCGGGGAGGCCATGGCCAACACCGAGGAGGGCAACGTGGCGGTGGCCTGGGAGAGTTCCCAAGGCGAGCTCGTGCCCGCATCGTAGACACCGAACCCGCAACCTCCGGGGAGCTCGGCCTGGGCGCCGGCTCCCCGTGACCTTGGGAGGATCCCATGCCCAAGCCCACGACCGATCCCGCTCCCGACTCCGCCGCCACCCCCGACGAGGAGCCCAAGCGGCCGGAGCCCCGCCCCCAATCCGATGGGCCGGCCATCGTCCACCGCCTCGAGCTCCAGGTGCCGATCCGGTGGGGCTCCGAGGTGGTGCGCGTGCTCGAATTCCAGCGCGCCCACGGCAAGCACGTTTTCGCCACCGAGGCGGACGATACGACCATCGGCCAGCCCTTCCGCATCGCCGCGAAGCTGGCCCGCGTGCCGTACGAGCTCCTCGAGGAGCTCGAGCTCGAGGACGCCGCCGCCGTGCAGGAGTACACCCTGGGGGTGCTCCGCCCTTTGCGCGAGGCGGTGGCGCGGGTCTCGATGCGTGGCGCCGCACCCTCGGAGCCCTAGCCTCCGCCTGCGGGTGGGAGCCCCGCACCCTGCTCGAGCTGACCTGGGAAGAGGCGGAGTGGTGGCTCGAGGCCATCGGGGACGCTAGAAAGGGGGGGAAGGGATCCCCCTAGCATGGCCCTCTCCTCCTTCCCCCTCTCGGTTGTCATCTCCGGGGTTGACCGCCTCTCGGCCCCCCTCGGCCGGATGGGCGGCAAGCTGGACGCTTTCGGCGGCAAGGCCAAGAAGGTGGGCAGCGCGCTATCCCTGGGAGTGACCGCGCCCCTGCTCGGCCTCGGCACCCTGGCTCTCTCCACCGCCACGGATTACGAATCCTCGATGCTCCGGGTGGGTGCCCTCACCAGCGCGACCGGGGAAGCATTCGAGGGGCTCAAGGGCCAGGCCCGCGAGATGGGAGCTACCACCCAGTTCTCGGCCAAGCAATCCGCGGACGCCATGGGATTCCTGGCCCAGGCCGGTTTCGATGTGGCGGAGGTGCACGAGAGCCTCCCGCCCACCCTCGACCTGGCCGCCGCGGGGATCATGGACCTGGCCATGGCCGCGGATCTCGGGTCCAACGTGCTCACCGGCTACCGACTCGAGACGGACCAGTACGGCCGGGTGGTGGACCGCCTGGCCGGGGTGCAGGCCAAGGCCAATACCAACGTGGAGCTGGCCGCGCTCGCCATGCGGGACGCGGGGCCCATCGCCGCCGGCCTCAATCAGGAATTCGAGGGCACGGTGGCCATCGTCGGCGCCCTGGCGAATGCCGGATTCCAGGGGAGCAAGGGGGGCCGGATCCTCAAGAACACCCTGGCCCAGCTCCTCGACATCACGCCCGGCGCCGCCGCGGCGCTCGGCCGCCTCAAGATCGGGCCGAACGACCTGCGCGATTCCGAGGGCCAGCTCAAGGAGCTCGTGGACATCATCGAGCTCCTCGAGGACCGCGGCGCCTCCACCGAGGACGCCCTGGCGATCTTCGGCCGGATCGCGGGCCCGGGTGTGGCCGCCCTGCTCGGCCAGGGGTCCGATGCCATCCGCCAGCTCCGGGTGGAGCTCGAGGGGGTGAAGGCCGCCGAGATCGCCGAGCGCCAGATGAGCGGGGCGCGCGGCGCCGCCCTCACCATGGGATCGGCTTTCGCCGAGCTGCAGCTCGCCATCACGGACTCCGGCCTCCTGGACTGGTTCAAGGGGGCCGTGGTGTGGCTCACCGGTGTCATCAAGAAGATCGGCGAGGCCAACCCCCTCCTGCTCAAGATCGGCTCGGTGATCGGCCTGGTGGCCGCCGCGGCCGGCCCCCTGGTGCTCGGCCTCGGCCTGGTGGCCGGCGGCATCGCCGCCATCTCTGCGCCGGTGTGGGGAGTGATCGCCGCGGTGGCCGCGCTCGGCGCCGGCGCCGCCGCCCTCATGGCCTACTGGGAGCCCATCTCGGAGTGGTGGGGCAGGATGTGGGCGCGAATGCAGCTCGCGGCCCTCAAGGCCCAGGACTGGATCCTGGGCAAGATGCGCGCGGTGCTGGACCTCCTGCCGGAGTGGATGGTGGCCTCGGAGCATTCCGCGGGCCTCGGCGCCGGCACCCTGCGCAACACCACGCCCGCGGCCATCGCCGCGCGAGAGGCTCGCATGGAGGAGCTCCGAACCACCATCGCGGGCGGCACCGCCAACACCGAGGTGCGGGATGCCAAGGTGACCGTGGAGGTGGTGGGGGACACGGACCAGGTGAGGGTGCGCAAGGATCCCCTCGGCGGTGATGCCGAGCTGGACGTGATGCTGGGCCATGCCATGGTGACCGGATGAACCTAGAAGGCCTCGAGAGACTCCAGCCCGCGAGTTTCCGCGGGGTGGCATTCCAGGTGCTCAACGTGGAGCGCGGGGTGGGCCGCCGGCTCATCGTCCACGAGTACCCCCAGCGGGATGGCCCCTTCGTGGAGGACACCGGCCGCAAGGCCGAGCGATACCGCGTGGAGGCCTTCGTGCTCGGGTCGGACTGGATAGACCAGCGCGACCGGCTCCAGCGGGCATGCCGCACCCCCGGCCCGTCCTACCCTTTCGGCGCCGGCTCCACCCTGGTGCTCCCCCAGTACGGCCGGCTCCGGGTGGCCTGCGAAGATTGCACGTGCACCGAGAGCTCCGAGGAGCTCCGCATGGCGCGCTTCTCCCTTCTCTTCGTGGAGGCCGGCGAGGACCCCGGCCGCCTCGAGGGGCGCGCGGACTCCGCCACCGGCACGGATGTGCAGGCCGAGGCCACCATGGCCACCGCCGGCGCCGAGCTCGAGGACGGCCTGGCCGATGCCGGCTACCCCGAGACCGTGCGCGAGGCCACGGCCTCGAGCCTCGAGACCTTCGGCGCCGCGCTCCGCCAGGCCCGCGGCAACCTGAGCGGGGCCACGGACCGCATCGAGGAGCTCGAGGCCGCCACCACCCGGATGCTGGACAACGCCGCGGACCTTGCCACCGCGCCGGCGGACCTGGTGACCACGGTGGTATCGGCCATCACTGAGATCCGGGCCTCGGCCGTCAACGCCCTCGAGGCCCTGCGGGTGTATGAGCTGCTCTATGGCCTCACTCCCGCCCTCACCGGCGGCACCTCCGGCACGGCGGTGGCCGCCGATGGGAATGCCACCCTTACCACCTCCCTGATTACGGCCGGGATCGTGGCCGGCGCCGCCCAATCCGCGGCGCGCGCCGCGTGGACCTCGGAGGACGAGGCGGTGGGGGTGCGGGACTCCATCCTGGCCGAGGTGGACCGCCTCGAGCTCACGGCCTCGGATGGAGTGTTCCGCGAGCTCGAGCGCCTGCGCGCCCTGGTGGTGGGATCGGTGCCCAGGCCCGGGGAGGAGCTCCCGCGGATTGATACCGTGACCCTCCCGGCCTCGGCGCCCGGCCTGGTGGTGGGGTGGCGCCTGTTCGGAGATGCGGCCGAGGGTGAGGTGATCGCCGAGCGCAACCGCCTGCCCTACCCCGGCCTGCTCCCCGGCGCCACCGAGCTCGAGGTGCTCGTGAGTGACTGACCTTTCCCACCCGGACGACGTGCGCGGAGACGAGCTTGAGCTGCTCGTCAACGGCACCGCCTGGCGCGGGTGGCGCGCCCTCTCGGTTTCGCGCTCGATCGAGCAGGCCGCGGGGCAGTTCACCCTCGAGACCCGCACCGGCCCCCTCGAGCCCATCCCCATCCGCCCCGGGGATGAGGTGGTGGCGCGCCTCAGCGGGGACGTGCGCCTGGTGACCGGGGTGGTGGACACCCTCGAGGGGAGCTCGGACGGCTCGCGGCGCTCGATCACCCTGGCCGGCCGCGATCGCACGGCCCAGCTCGTGGATTGCAGCGCGCCGGCGGAGCCGGGGGAGTACTTGGCCATGGACCTCGAGGAGCTCACCCGCGCGATCGCCGAGCCCTTCGGGGTGAGTGTGCGGCGCCAGGCCCACATCCCGGCCCTCGGGGAGCGGTTCGATTCCTTCAAGCTGCAGCAAGGCGAGAAGGCCTGGGCCGCGATCGAGCGCGCGTGCCGCATGCGCGCGCTCCTGGCTCACTCCGATGGGGATGGCCGGCTCGTGCTCGCGCGCCCCGGCGAGACCTTCGCCGCGGTGGAGCTCGTGGAGGGGGAAAACGTGCTCGCCAGCACCTTCCGGTATTCGATCGCGGACCGGTTCAGCACCTACACCGTGAAGGGCCAGGGGAGTGGCTCCGATCAATCCTGGGGCGAGACCGTGGCCGCCGTGCGCGGCACCGCCACCGATCCAGAAATCGAGCTGTTCCGCCCGCTCCTGGTGCTCGCCGAGGGGCGCGTCACATTCTCGAGCGCCAAGGACCGCGCGGAGTGGGAGGCCACCGTGCGCGCGGCGCGCGCCGCGGTGGTGGGGGTGACCGTGCAGGGGTGGCGCCAGGGGGATCCGCGCGAGCGCGGGCCGGCCTGGGAGATCAACCAGCGGGTGCCCGTGCGCATCCCCTCCCTCGGGATCAAGCGGGAGATGCTCGTGCAATCGGTCCAGTTCGGCCGGGATCTCGATGCCGGCACCGTCACCCAGCTCCAGCTCGTGCGGCGGGACGCCTACCTGCCCCAGCCCGAGGTGGACGCGGAGGAAAACCCCTTTGGCGAGCTGCTCGGCACCGGCGCCTACGGGGAGGGATTCGGCCTCGAGGAGTGAGCCATGGCCGGCGGCACGAGCATCTCCAAGATCCAGCGCCTATTCGAGCCCCTGGTGCGCCGCGTGGCGACCTTGGCCGCCCGCGGGGTGGTGAGGCTCGTGCGGGACGCCCACCTCCTGCAGGAGATCCAGGCCACCCTCCTGGCCGATGAGACCGCCGAGCGCCTCGAGCGGTTCCAAGAGTACGGCTTCACCTCCCACCCCAAGCGGCCGAGCCCGGACGGCCAGGCCGAGGCCATCGTGCTCCACCTGGGCGGGGGCCGGGATCACGGGGTGATCGTGGCGGTGGACGATCGGCGCCACCGGCTCAAGGACCTGGCCGAGGGGGAGGTGGCGCTCTATGACGACCTCGGCACCAAGGTGCACCTTCGCCGCGGCGGGGAGCTCCTGCTCTCCGCGGTGACTGTGAAAGCGGACGCCCCCACCATCCACCTCGATGGTGCGGACGTGGACATCGACGGCAGCTCGATCGACCTCGATAGCAGCGGCACCATCGACCTCGAGGCGGATACCTCCATCACCCTCACGTGCGGCTCGAGCTCCATCGAGATCACGCCCTCGGGCATCACCATCACCGCACCGGCGGTGGACTTCGTGACCGCGCCCTAGTGCCATGCCTGGCGCCACCCGATGCCTGCAGGACACCGCCGGCGGCCTAGTCCAGGAGGGTGGCCAGTACCTCGTGACCGTGGAGGCCCGGCTCTGGGCGGTGGTGGGGGATGCGGTGGCGGATCACGGGAGCGGCCCGCACAACGCCGCGACGATGGCCCAGGGGTCCACCTTCGTGCGCATCGACGGCACCCCGGTGGTGCTGGCCGGCCACCTCGCCACGTGTGGGCATGCGGCCACGGGCAGCCTTGCAATCGGGGCCTCGAGCTAGGAACCTTGCCCCCATGAGTGACCTTCTCCTCGAGCTCACCGAGGACGGCCCGGACCTGGTGCTCGAGGCCGGCGACCTGAAATGGGACCGAAGCCTGCTCACCGATGTGGTGGTCTCCCTGTTCTCGGATGCGCGCGCCAGCTCGGAGGACACCCTGCCGGATGCCCGGGACGTGGACCTGCGCGGATGGTGGGGCCAGGCCACCCTCGATGAGCTCTGGGGGAGCCTGCTCTGGCTCGCCGATCGGTCCAAGGTGATGGCCACCACGGCCAACGCTATGCAGGCCTGGGCCGCCGAGGCCCTCGAGTGGATCACCGAGGAGGGGATTGCCGAGGAGGTGGTGGTCACCACCGAGACCGAGGGAAGCCACATCGGCCTCGACATCGAGGTGCGCCGTGGCGCCGCGACCGTCCACCCCGAGCTCTGGGAAGCCACCGGCGAGCTCGAGCTCGGGGACCTCACCGTGCGCCTACTCGCCGCCTAGAAACCCGCCCATGAGTACTACCGGATTCGAGCGCCCCACCCTGGCCGAGCTCCGCGAGGAGGGCCGCGCCGACGTGGCCGCGCGCCTCGGCCTCAACGGCCTCCTGCCGCGCTCGGTGCTGGCCGTGCTCTCCGACCTGGCCGCCGGCCAATCCCACGGCCTGCACGGGCATATGGCCTGGCTCGCGCGCCAGCAGCTCCCGGACACCGCGGACACCGAGCACCTCGACCGGTGGGCCTCCATCTACGGGGTGAGCAGGAAGGTGGGCACCGCCGCCACCGGCTCGGTGCTTTTCACCGGGGACGATGCCATCACCATCCCCGCCGGCACCCTCCTGAGCCGGCCGGTGGATGGGGAACAGTGGGCCACCGATGCCGACGTGACCACGGCCTCGGGCACCGCCTCGGCGGCCATCACCGCCCAGGAGCCCGGCCCGGATGGGGACGCGGACAGCGGCACCGAGCTCACCCTCTCCAGCCCGATCACCGGGATTGACTCGATCGCCACCGTGGAGAGCCCAGGGGTGACCGGGGGCGCCGGCCGGGAGACCGATGCCGAGCTGCTCTCGAGGCTCCTGGCTCGGATCCAGACCCCTCCCCAGGGGGGATCGGCCCAGGATTATGAGGCCTGGGCCCTCGAGGTGCCCGGGGTGACTCGCGCGTGGGCGCTCGAGCAGCACCTCGGCCCCGGCACCGTGGGGGTGGCATTCGCCGTGGACAACGACCCGGACGGCCCCATCCCGGACGCCGCCCAGGTGGCCGCGGTGCAGGCCTACATCGACTTGCGCCGGCCGGTGACCGCCACGGCTACGGTATTCGCCCCCACGCCCATCGAGCTCTCCCCGGACATCACCCTCACCCCGGACACCGGGGAGGTGCGCACCAACGTGCAGGCCTCCCTCGAGGAGATGCTCCGCCGCGAGGCCGAGCCCGGCGGCACCACCTACGTGAGCCACGTGCGCGAGGCCATCTCGGTGGCCGCGGGGGAAACCAACCACGTGCTCGAGAGCCTCAAGGCGGGGACCGTGGACCCACCGGCGGACATCACCGTGGCCGCCGGCGAGCTCATGCTCCTGGGGACCATCACCTGGAGCTGACCGATGGGCCTGGGCGATTACACCGAGGAGCGGGTGCTCGAGTACCGGGGCGCCTCCCTCGCCCTGCTCCCCCCGGGGAAGGCCTGGCCGCGCGGCACCACCACCACCCTGGCCCAGGTGCTCGAGGCCTTGGCCGTGGCCTGGGCCAAGATCGACTCCCGGGCCCGGGACCTCCTGGCCGAGACCTACCCCGGCACGGCTTTCGAGCTGCTCGGGGACTGGGAGCGGAACTATGGCCTGCCCGAGCCTGGCCAGGAGATCGCCCCCACGGTGGCCCTGCGCCGCGCGGTGCTCATCGCCAAGGTGGGCGGCCACGGGATGCTCTGGCAATCCGCGGCCTTCTACGTGCTCCTCGCCGCCGCGGTGGGGTACTCGATCGAGGTGGAGGAGCCGGCCCTATTCGAGATGGGCCGATCGACCATGGGGGACCGGCTCTATTCCGGGGACTGGTGCCACGTTTGGATCGTGCACGCCCCGGTGCTCACCCCGCGCCACGCCAAGGCCGGGGAATCGCATGCCGGGGACCGCATCATCGAGACCGGCAACGCGGTGCTCGAGGCGGTGATCTCCGCCGCGAAGCCCGCTCACACCACGGTGCTCTACTGGTATGACCTTCCCGTGGCGGATGATGTCTATGCCCCCTGGGAGCGCATCCTGCCGCCGGCCGCCGAGATCCGCGCCGAGGCGGTGGACGTGATGGTGCGCGACGATTGGCCCACGTAGGAGACAGCCATGCACAAGATCGACGCCCCCGGGGCAACCGCCGGAAACGAGTTCACCGATGGAGACATCGGCAGCGGGATCCCCCCCACCCAGATGTGGAGCAAGTGGGCGAACACGATCCAGCGCGAGCTCGTGGCCGTGGTCCAGGCCGCGGGGCTCACCCTCTCGGACGTGGATGACACCCAGCTCCTCCAGGCCATCAACCTGATCCGCCCCGGCCTGGGCCTGCGAAACCGGATCCAGAATGGAGACTTCCGATTCTGGCAACGCACCGGCGCGGAGGGGGGTGACCTGCCCGCGAGCGTGACCACCACGGACGCCCTGCTCCCCGATCGGTGGTACTGCCGCGCGGGAAGCACCGGAGGTTCGGCCACCGTCAACCGGCAGGCCTTCACCCTCGGCCAAACCGACGTGCCCGGGGAGCCCACCTACTATCTCGAGTGGATCCAGAGCGTGGCCTCGAGCGGCCTGTTTCCGCGGCTCATCACGCCCATCGAGAACGTGCGGACGATGGCCGGCCAAACCGTGACCCTCTCCTGGTGGGCGCGGGTGACCAGCGGCACCTTGCCGATCCAGCCCAAGATCGTGCAGGACTTCGGCGCCGGCGGATCCGCGGACGTGATCCAGACCGAGACCTCCCAGGTGGCCACCACCACGTGGCAGCGGTTCTATTTCGATGTGACCCTGCCGAGCATCACGGGCAAGACCATCGGCACCGATCACTACCTGGGCGCCGCGCTCGAGCTCGTGGGGGTGAGCTGGACCGGCACCCTGCAGCTCGCGGACATCCAGCTCGAGCCGGGGAGCACCCCCACCGTTTTCGAGCGCATCCCGGACTTCCTGATGCTCGAGATGCTCGAGCGGTTCTATGAGAAGACGTACGAGCCCGACGAGAAGCCCGGCAAGAGCGGCGCGGGCCTCGGGCCGATCGTGTACTGGGATCCCACCTGGCCGAGCTGGCCGGCCCTGCAGGGGATCTTTCGGGTGCGCAAGTACATGCCCGCCGCGGCGGTGGCCGCGGTGCCGTACGACTTCACCGGGGGCGCGGCGGGAACCATCCTTTTCGGGGGGACTCAGTACCCCTCGACCATGGGCAATAGCACCTCGACGATGACCGGCCAGCCCACCGTGGGAGGCTCGCCGCCGAACGGGCGGAATCTGGCCTCGTGCCACTACACCGCGGACCACGAAATCCCCCTGTGACCCTCGCCAGGAGACTCCCCCGCATGAGCCCCACCCCCCAGCTCCAAACCCTCGAGGACGTGATCCGTTGGGCCATCGAGCACGGCACCCGGGAAGAGGTGTTGTGGGAGGGGCAGAACGATTGGAACGAGCGCACGACCACCAAACTGGGCCATGATCGGCACCCTCCTGCAGGGGGCCCTCAGCATCGGAGGCTAGGCCATGAGCGGGACCAATTTCTGGTTTACCTACGGCCTCGAGTACGTGGGCAAGAACGGCCTGCAGGGGGAAACCCTCGAGGTGATCCTTTGCATGACCAACACCACCGCGGAGGTGGAGGGGAGCACCGGCCGGGACGCCCCCAACGTGGACGACATCACCCTCGACGAGTACGACAGTGGGAGCCCCTACGTGGCCGGCTACGGCAACCGGCCCACGGTCCAATCCTTTGCCATCGCGGTGAATGAGGCGGGAAACGAGCTCCGATTCACCGGCACCGTGGACACCCTCGACGACCTCCCCGCCGGCTCGCGGAATTGCAAGGGCATGCTCATCTCGATCAAGGGCCCCACGGATGACTCCGACAGTATCCCCCTCTGGTGGCACACCGAGGGGGGATTCCCCTGGACCGGCACCGGCTACCCCAAGACCATCGAGGTGGCCTCGGATGGCCTGGCCAAGCTGGCCCCCGTTCCCACACCGTAGGAGCACCCCATGGCGACCACCCACCCCACCGCCGTCCGAAACTCGATCGCGGACCACGTGGTGGACAAGTACGACGCCGGCAGCGGCGCCGGCAAAGTACAGATCACCAAGACGGCCGGGGACTACACCGGCACCAACCTGCTCACCGAGATCACCCTCGGGGACCCGGCTTTCGGGGACGCCTCCGCGGCCAAGGCCTCGGCCAACGGCCTGCCCAAGACCGACACCAGCGCGAACAACACCGGCACCGCGGTGGAGTTCCGAGGGGTGGACTCCGATGACAACCCGGTGCACATCGGCACGGTGACCGCCGTGGGCGGTGGCGGGGATCTGGAGATGCCCTCTACCTCGATCGTGGCCACCGAGCCCGTGGACCTCACCCAGCTCGACTACACCGCGCCCCTCTAACGAGCTCGAGGCCATGCGCATCGAGTACCAGTGGGCCCTCGATCCGGCTGGACCCTGGGAGGCCGTGGATTCAGGGGACTGGGCCAGCCTGCCCTCGAGGCCGGCTCCCACCCGCACCGGCCCCCAGCTCGGCGGGGCGGTTCCTCTGAGCCCCGGATCCGGGCCCGGCCAAGGCGGTGGAGAGAATCGCCCCGGCGGCCGGCTGCAGCCCAACCTCGACGGGACCCCCGGGTGGCTCTACCGCGTGAACGTCCAAGGGATCGACGTGAAGGCCTGCGAGCACCTGGCCGTGGTGGACGGGGGCGCCGAGGGGTGGGTGGAGGTGACCACCTGGTGGACCGAGGACGCGGGAATCCCCGCCGGCGCCCAGCGGTGGAAACTCTGGCCCGGGTGGGAGCTCAACACCTACCGCACCCCCTACGGCCTCGAGACTCACGAGGGGCCGCGCCAGGAGCTCACCGTATGGACGGACGCCCAGGAGGTGCGGGACCAGTGGGCCGAGACCTGGGCGAGCGGTGGCCCGGTGGTGGTCCACGACCTGGCCACCTTCGTGGAGCCGGCGGCCGAGCTCGTGCGGCACGGGGTCTCGATGAGCCCCGCCGCCAAGGCCGCCCACCTCGCGCATCTCGGCAGCCGGTTGGGCCGATGGGCCCAACGCCCCTCGAGGTGATGCCGTGACCAAGCGGTGGTACCTCAACGGGAAGAACGGGGCCAATTCGGATTGCACCCTCGCCACGTGCGTCTACAACGAGAAGCTGCTCGCGGCCCGGACTGATTCCACCACCCTCAATAGCACCATCGTGGTGGCCGCCACGTGGC